TACTTAGAGAGCATTCAATAGGCTTTAACTACGTAAAGGACAAGATTAAGAAGATAGATGAAACTACCTTTGAAATATTCGAGGTTAAGTTATGGGAAGTGTCGGGTGTTACGTTTGGTGCTAATGAGTTCACACCAGTTATTGACGTAGCGAAAGGATTAGAAGGATTTGATAATGTAGCTGAAAAGCTTAATAATATGTGTCTATCGTTTGAAAAAGCGTTAAGACATGGCAAAGGTACTGATGAAAGGCTTGAAGGATTAGAGTTCCGTTTCAAGCAAATCCAACAGTTAATAGATTCACTCAAAGAAGTAAAGCCGTCTGTGAAAGACACTTTGCGAACAGAAGAGCCGAACGAAAATCTGCACGCAAAGGAACTCGCACAAAAAATGTTTTACTTAAATCTATTAAAAAAATGAAATTTGAAGATTTCTTAAAAGGAAAAAGTCTAACTGTTGAGGCTCTTAAATCTATGGAAGCTGAACAATTAGCAGGATTGTACAATGAGTACAACGAAAAAGCAAGAAAAGAGATTGAAGATGCTACTAAAGCTAACTCTGAAAATGTAGAGGCTTTAAAAGCTGCTTTCGCTGAAATGAAAGACAATCAACTTAAACAACTTAACGCAGCATTAGAAGCGCAAGGTGTTATGTTGAAGAAACTATCTAAACAAGAGCCTGTTAGTGAGAAATCATTGAGAGATGTTGTAGTAGAGAAAGCAAACGAGATTAAAGCCATCAAAGAAGGTGGTGCAAACGTAAAGTTTGAAATCAAAACTGCTGGCGACATGAGTTTCTCAAACAACGTAACAGGCGAAGTGCCACAAGCTACTCGTGTAGCGGGTGTAAACTTCTACCCTTCACGTATGCCAAGATTATTGGACATCGTTTCAAGAGGTTCTGTATCTACTAAATTAGTAGAATGGGTTTACCAAGCTAACAAAGATGGTACTGCTGGTGCAACTGCCGAAGGTGCTGCTAAAAACCAAATTGATTTTGATTTATTGGTAGGTTCACAAAAAGTAGAGAAAGTTACAGCTTACATCACTATCACCGATGAGATGTTGGAAGATGCTGAACAAATGGCAAGCATTATCGATGGTGAGTTGAGAAAAGAGTTGTTAAAAGCTGTTGAACTTGGTTGCTACTCTGGTTCTGGTGTATCACCTATCTTGAATGGTATCAAAACTGTTGCTACTGCTTTCGCTGCTGGTTCATTTGCTGCTGCAATTGACAATGCAAACGAAGTAGATGTATTAGCTGTTGCGATTAACCAAATCAAAATCGCTAACCAAGATGCACCAAACTATATCATGATGCACCCAACTGATGTAACTAAGTTGAAAGTTGCTAAGGTAAGTTCAACCGATAAGCGTTACATTGACAGATTAATGTTGGTTAACGGTGCAATGAGCGTAGATGGTACACCAATCATCGAAACTACTTTAGTAACTGCTGGTACTTACTTAGTGGGTGATTTCACTAAGGCTTATGTATGGGATAGAAAAGCTGTAACTGTTGAAATCGGATTGAACTCTGATAACTTCGTTAAAAACTTCAAAACCATCAGAGCAGAGTGGAGAGGTGTTTGCTTCGTTAAGAATAACGACAGAACAGCTTTCGTAACTGGTACTTTCGCTACCGACATGGCAGCGCTTGAAACTGCATAAATAATCTAGGGGAGGGCTTCTGCTCTCCTCTTATTAAATAAATACTTATGAAAGTTAAAGTAGTAGTTAAAAAAGGCTTTGGTGATTCATTCCCAAGCGGAAAGATACAAGATGGCTCAGAGTTAAATTTGCCGTTAAGAACAGCGAAGGAACTTGTTGTAATGGGTTATGTTGAGTATAAAGATGCTAAGGACGTGGAGAAAAAAGAAGCAGAAGTAAAAAAAGAGAAATCAAAATCTAAAAAAAAATAAGATGAAAAATTTATTATTCTTAGTTTGTTTAGTGTGTTCTTTCGCTGTTAACGGTCAGCAGTATGTAATTACTATGACTGGAAGCGGTGATACAATCACTAACACAACTGCTGATAGTGTATATTACACAGTTAGCAACTACGCTAAATCGGTATCTATTCACGCTACATTCACAAGAATTAGCGGAACAGCAGCAGGTAAGGCAGAGTTATACGGTTCTATTGATGGTTCAAACTATAAGCAAATTGGTACAGATACTTTAGCAATGGCTGCAAGTGGTACGAGTTCTTATGTATGGATTGTTGATAATAACGCATACAGAAAGTACAAAGTAGTATTTACGGGGTCAACTACATTGACTGGTTCTATCAATGGCTATTTATTTGCACAAACCATTGGAGGCAAAGGTATAGTTAGCGAAATGAGTACAAACGGCACTACTGTAACTAACTCAGGTACTGGTACTGTATCAATTCAAGTTAAAAACCAATACGAAGTATCTACTATTCAAGTAGTTTGTTCTAAAACTAGCGGAACTATTGGTGGAACAGTTACTTTGCAAGGTTCTAATGATGGTACTAACTATGTAACAGTAAACACATCATATATTAGCGGTGGTTCTGCAACATTGAGTTGCTCAAACGTATCGATTAATACAAGAATGTTTATTATTACTGGTTCTCCATATAGATATTACCGATTGTCTTGGACTGGTTCTGGAACAATGGCAGGTAAGCTATACGGGTACATATTACCACAGAAGTAATTAAGGTTATCGCGAGTTAGCGCAGAGGAAGAGCACTAGATTCATAATCTAGAGGGCGGTGGTTCGATTCCACCACTCGCAACAAAAATAAAAAGATGAGCCAATACACTAGCATATTAGCAAATACAGACTTTACAGGCGAAGTTAAAATAGCTGTAAATACATTTACTGAGGATGATGTAGATGTTTATATTGCAGAAGTGCAAGAAAGTATCCTAAAAGATTTGCTAGGTGATGATTTGTATATGAAGTTTGGCGCTACTTTGCCAACACCAACAAGCGGCACTAAGTACGATGATTTATTGAATGGTGTTGTTTATGTTGACCCACGCAAAAGTGTAATAGAAACATACAACAACAGCGAAGAAAGCGTAGATGATGACGTTGATTTAAACGTAGATTACACAGGATTAGAAAGAATGTTGAAGTTATTCACGTACTATAACTACGCACACGACCAAGTATTTCACAATACAATGTTAGGTAACGTAAAAGGAAGTTCACAGAATGGCGCTGTACTAGATAACGGTGAAATGTTAGCAAGGTTAGAGTTAAAATATAACACAGCCATTGATTTATACAGAGCAGCAAGAAAGTTTATACTAGACCACAAAGATATTGAAACTACATCAACAAGTGTAAGCAATAACGGTGATGGAACGCATACTTTTTACGTGACTTCTACTACTTATATGGCAAATGGCGACACAGTAAATATAAGCGGAACAGATTATACTATTAGTTCACTTGTTGCTAACACATCATTTAAGATAAATGAAAGCGCTAGTATTAACTTTAACGCTGCGACATTGGTTTCATACGATGCTTTCCCGACATTCAAAGGAAAGAAAAAGGATAAAATGTTTTTAAATAACTCGTTATAATGACATTCATAAGCGAGGAAGATATAATTAAAGAAGTTATCGACGAAATGAGAGCCGATAGAACAGGTTCTATTTTATCGGTAGTGAATAACGGTAGTAACTCTTGGACTATAAATGTTGATTGCACAAAGGATATTGTAGTAGGTCAATATATTAATGTTGGCGCTACGGCTGTTAAAGTTACTGCGGTGAGTATTAATATTTCATTTACAGTTAAATCTTCTACTAGCTTAACGGGTTCAACTACGTGGAGTGCTTTAGCTCCTTATTTCTTTTACGGGCAGCCTATTGACATAAGCGCTGAGATAGACAGAAAAGAACAGCAGCAGCATAAAAACTATCCAGCAGTAGTATTGTTCGAGATAAAAGATATTGAATTACCTAATATTGATTCACCTATTGGCTCAATACCTAGAGTTCAGATGTTTTTTGTAGACCAATACGACCCGACTAGCAGCGTTATAGAAACTTTGTACGGCAATGTTGTTGACAGAATGCACCAATTAGCACTAGAGTTTATTCGTAAAATACGCACTAGAAGGCTGTTTTATGCTCAAAACGAAAACTATTCACTAGCTAAATGGAGTAGATGGAATGTGCAAGTAGTACGTAACGGAAAGAACGGAAGTGAGGCAATATTTAACAATCATCTTGCAGGCGTAGAATTGAACGGAAATATACCGATATCAAAAAATGCAAATATTTTATGCGGAAATTGCTAAACAAATAAAATATTGTATATATTTGAATAGGCAAAATTAAATTTTGTGTAACTTTAAAATAAAAATAGAAAAATGGCAGCTTGTCAAACACTCGTAGACTTAGGAACTAGAAACTGTAAATCAGTTTTGGAAGTAACTAAAATGCTCGTTTTAGTACCTCTTTACGGTGCTGATGGGAGCGAAAACTCAATCTCTTTAACCAATGCGAAATTGAAAGCGCAATGGATATTGAAGTATAATGATGTAGATACTGAGGATAGATTTTATCCAACGCCTATCATCGAAAACGTAGCAACTGAAAGAGCTGCTAGTGAATTTGAAACGCTTAATAGCGGTAGAAAAGTGAAGTTAAGAAAAGGGCAAAGAACTTTCACTGGTTATTTTGTACAAGAAGGCGCTACTTTCTTAGGCAAAATTGAATCATGGGAAAAGATTTCTGACTTTGGTTTTTACATCTTCGATGCTGCTGGTAACATCGGATATAATAAAAAAGCAAATGACACAGCTTTATATCCTATTCCAGTTGAAAATGGTTCATTCGACACTATGTTGGTGATGCCTACAGATTCAGCAGTAGAAAAAATTATGATTCAATTCGATGTTGCTTCATACTTCAAAGATTCATCTATTAATGTGTTGAAATACTCAGATTTGACAGATTTCAATCCGTTAACTGATTCTTACGCTTTGATTGATGCTACTGTTGATGCTACTAGCTCTACAACTACATCAATCACATTTACTGTAACAGATACTTACGGTGATGCTGTTGAGAATTTAGTAGCTGCGGATTTAGTTTCATCTGTTGGTGGTGCTACTTCTAAGATTAGAAATACTACTGATGCTGCCGATGTTGCTGTAACAGGATTAACAGAGAACAGCGCAGGTAATTATACAGCTACATTTACAGCTCAAACATCTGCTGATTCAATGACTGTTAAGGTGTTGAAAAATGGATATGACGTGGTAGTCGATACAATTGCTATTCCTTAATTATGAAGCACGAATTATTCAATAACGGGCGTGAGAAGTGGGTTAGGTTTCAAGGTTTAAAACTTGAAATCAACCTAACTTATGCAAAACAGTTAAGCTGGAAAGAGTTTGACGAAATGTACTTAGGTAAGATTCCACACGCTAGAGATATTTACGAGTTCATTCAAACTATTCAATTAGATGAAGTGGAGCAAGTAAAAGAGGTTGAAGAAGTGCCAGTAGTAGAGGTAGCAAAGCCAAAAAAAGGTAAAAAGAAATTAAAATAGCTTTTGTTTATTTGTTTGTTTTGGGGTTGCCCACCTATTAAAAAGGGTGGGCAATTTTTTTTAAGTATGGAATTTTTTGCAGCCATAAAATACTTTAAAAAGAAACTTTCTAGAGAGGAAGTTACAAAGGCAATAGCAAATATATTGCGAAGAAAAGAGGTGCAAGAAATGATTATTGAGATGAACCAAGAACAAATGTATGAACTAGGGCAAGATAGCAATGGTGAATTGATTGGGGGCGGCGGTTATTCACCGATAACTATTTGGATAAAAGAGAAGAAAGGGCAACGTGTTGACCACATAACGCTAAGAGATACAGGAGATTTCTATAATAGTATGACAGTAGAGGTAAGTAGTGGGGAGTTTATTATAGATGCCGATGCTGATAAGGGTGGTGGGCATAATTTATTCGATATGTACGGCATAGATATTTTAGGATTGAACGAAGATAATAAGGAGAGATTGAGAGAGTTGTTAGTAAGAGAGTTTGTATTTGAAATTAAAAAGAACGCTGCATGA